CAAAAATTAAGTTTGCCAAAACCACCTTTAAATTTGGTGTCGCAAACTATTGAAGAAAACATACGTCTTACTTGCGCTTTATAATTTGGATTATTTACTGTCCTCAACGCATAAGCGCCAACTTTTCTATCCGTTACAGCTACCCATTCTCCTTCTAGAACCGTCCATCCGGCAGTGCTTTCACACCAATCATCTGTTCCAACGGGAAACGTGCCGCCACTAGTACCATAAATAATTATTTTGTTTTTTATGCGGTGAGCATCTATCCGTCTGTTGTACTCCAATATTTTATTCGCTGTTAAATCCAGCGGACTTGTATATTTATTTCTCCTAAAAATATGTAAATTTCCAGCCGAATCAACGTAACCGTCAAAACCGACAACGCCGCCCGCTGTTGTTGCTTTTCGGCAAATCTCGTTTATAACATTGTACGGTAACACTTCGTCAAGCTCTAAGTCGTGTGTACTCGCAATTTCACTGTCAACGTCAACAAATTTGTCGGTTAAAAGCGGGCACTCCGCATCTATTGACTCTTTGATAATTGTGCGTCCATTTGTTGCCGTGTAAATTTTTCGTACAAGCGCTGCAGGCGAATGTAGTTGCTGTCCTAAACCTAAACAATCAACATCAATCCAATAGTTCTCCTGTTGCCCGCGATAAACATAATTGCTTATAATTCCACCGAAAACTTTTTTTGGTAATTCACCTATGCGATACAACCAAATTATTATTCTATCAAATTCGGTGATTTTGCCCGTGTACTCAGCGTTATTGTTTGGCAAAGAAAGTTTAGCGCCTGAAACGCCTGTCTCCAAAAGCGGTAATATAATTTCAGCGGTTTCGGCAAGGTCAACACTTGGCTTTAACATTGCGAATTTTGTTATAAAAACATAGTCGAAATCTGTAATTCCGAAAGTTTTCAGTCTGATTTTGCTGTAAATTTTGGCTGCGGGCAATGCTACTTCAAAAATGCCTGTTGTTGATTGTTCCAGCACAACAGCCCATGCCGCTCCATCCCACAACAAAACTTGCCAAGTCGCGTTGGTTGTTGGCGTCCGAATTTGAAGCCGGGTATAAACGTTTGAGTCAAGATCCGCAAAAGTTTTTTCGACTTCGCAACAAACTTGATCACCTTTATTCAAGTATGCGTATTCGCCATCCTGTATAAAACTGGAAGTGCCGCCGGTGATTTTCGTCCATGTTTTAACAAAGTTGTCATCTGCAAATCCTACACCACGAAAAATCTCAACGCTTACAACTGGAACTTTAACTTCGCTCATGCCATCCCCATCCTTTTTAGTCGATCAACTAAAAATTCTATGTCTCCGCGATTACGGAAAACCGGATTTTGAATAGTAAGTGTAATGTTGTATGTTACGCCTTCACCTATTAATTTGCTGGCTAAAAGCCCAGACAAGAAGTTTAATGGTGCCGCTTTTTCATAAATGTCGACTTCTTTTGTCATAATTTTTTCTGTTAACTCTTTAAAAATTTCAACTTTTTCTTTTGGTATAACATATTCACCAGCATGTAACAAATAAGGTCTAGTTTCACCTATTAATCCGCCGTGCTGCCTGCTCGGAATTTCACCTGCCAAACCTATACCTACAGCGGCGAAAGCTGCGGCGGCCGCTAAAATAGCCCATCCCGCAGGCCCTGTGAGAGCATGCATAATTGCGAAGGCCACAGATTTAGCTTTTAGCGCTATTATATGCCCCCATTCGGCTGCAGTTGCCAGTATTGTTGTGGTTTTTAAAATAGTTAATGCTTTGCTCATGCTGTCAATCATTGTAATTGCCATTGGGATAATTCCGATTGCCATCCTTACCATGGCTTCGTTAAGGTTTTCCTGCACCATTTGGGCTCTGCTGGCGGCTACTTCAACTCTCTCTTGCGCAATTCTTAAGTCGGCGGCGGCGGCTCTGGCTTCCGCGCTGTGAATTCCATATTTTTGAACTTGAATGTTGTATCGTCTTTGTGCGTCTTCCGCCGCGTTCATAGAAGCTTTTAATGTTACGTTTGCCCTGTCAACAACTACTTGAATTTCGCTTATGCGATCGTACATATTGTACAAAGCAAAACCAGCCGTGGCTGCGCCGCTGAAGCTGGTTATAAGTCCTCTATAGTTAATTTCCATTCTTTTTGTTGTTGCTTCAACTCTACTGCCCATGTGTTCCGCTGATTCGCCCATTTTTTCAAAGCCCGCAGTAACTTTTTCTAGCCCTTCTAGTTCAGCTTGAATTTTTATTTCTGTTGCCGTTGTTTCCACCTTCTCATTTCTTCTATTTTTTCTTCTTTTGCCGCCTCATTTTCTGAGGCTAAACACTCTAATTCTTTGGTAATAAGTTGATAGTCTACTTCTAGCAGCCACGCCTCCGAACCTTTAAGCTTTAGAATTTTGCTGGGGCGCTGATGGAGTAGTAGCGCTAACTGCGCGGCTTTTTTCAATGTTAGATTTTTTTGGTTGACGAAAAAGCCCCGCGTCCTCTAAAATAGTATTTGTCAGCTGAATGACAGCTTTGAAAAGTCGTAGTTCATGCTCCGGCAACGGAGCTGGCGTTACGGTTCCACTTAACAGTTTTTTCATAGCGAAAATGATTTCATTACTTATTTCGTCTGCCTCTTGATTTGTCTGTGGTTTTCGTGTTAACAGCTCACTGATTCGCGTGCTATAAGGCGATAAATAAGGCGGAATCGGCGTTACTTTATATTCTACGGCGTCTATTTTGAGCTTCATGTTTTCACACTCTAATAGCTTGCTATTGTATTTTGTAATGTTGCTTTGGCTTCAGCGCCAAATCCAGCGTCAAATAGCGCCTGGAAAGGAGCGTCAATTACTAATGGCTCGCTTTGTGGCTTAACATCTGGAACGCCGCCTGTATAAGCACATTTTCGTAGTTCAAAGCCAAGATAATATTTATATGTACCTGTAATTACTGGTCCGTCAGCTCGCACAATAAGTGTGAACTCATGGCCCCCAATAAAACGATCGTACTCGCTTGTGTCATCGAAAAAGGCGCTTATTCTGCCTGTTACGTCTCTTTGTCCGACACGTTTTTTGCTGAAGGTTCTGCCGTCTAAAGCGCCTCGGTCAAACGGAATGTTGTTTTTAACTGTTATTTCCAGATCGTAAATTATATCTCGTTTTGCTGTACCACCGATGGTTAAAACACTTGAGGCTTCGAACATGTTTAGCGCTTGTAAAGGCGAAATTGTTGGTGTCGCAATTGCCGCTTTACTTTCAACAAAGCCACTTAACAGTTCAGCGTTTGCCTGAATATCTCTACCGTGCGTAAATTTCACGGTTAACGCTTCAATTAGTCCGCCCGGCAAAACCCGCTCTGTTTGTTCCACGCCGATTCGGCAAGTATAACTTGGCAAAGTGTCGGCGGGCGCGAATGTGTGCAATTTAACACCTACAGTCGGCTCTGTAGTGGTAACGCTGCCGAAAACACCTAACAATAATTCGCCGATAATGTTTTCTGGTTCAACGGGAAAATCGCCTATTGTTCCTCGTGCTCGGTACGGACCTAAATTTCGCTTGCGAAAAGCTCTGCTCGCTATCGGCGGCGGAATAATCCATCCGTGATCGGGTTTTATAGATGCTACTGCCTCAGCGTAGCGGGTTGCTGCAACTCCCACTCCATAAGTTGTTTCTTTTCCTAGTCCAACATATCTTGTCATCTGCTCACCTCCTGCAAAAGTTCACACGCAACTGTTTCTGCGCAATTCACGGTTACTTCGTTTTGTTTTTCATTTTTTATCCAATTAAAACGAAGCATTGCTGGACAGCTTCGGCATTTTTTTGTGAAAGTTTTTCCATCTATTTTTAGTTCTTTTTCCATTTTTACACCTTTCCGTCGCTCGGGCTATTCTCGCCTCCGAGTTGACAGGGTGATCCTAACGGCCACTATACTGTAGTCACCTTCAAACAATTTTTCTTTTTCTCGATTAATAATATAGCTCGTCGCCACTGTTCCGTTTAAACTTGGCGAATCATCTAAAACGGTTTCAACTGACTCAGTAAAATCCATAATACTGTCTTCAGCTTCCTCGGGATTAATGTGTTTATCAACTACAACAACAAAAAAGTTATCTTTAACTTCTGCTTTGGCGCCTACCGGCGGACTCATTGTACCGCCCGCCCATTCCACCCATCCCCATGGAAAACCTGGATAGCGGCTTCGCGGCGGCTCTCCTTTAAACCATTTCACTATACTTTTTCCTTTAGCGTTTAATGGGTTACCTGAAATTAAAATGGAAATTATTTGGTCGCGAATAACCTTAGGACTTGCCATAAATTTCACCAATTAATTTTTTAACTAAACTTATAAGTTTATCTTTCGCCGACAAAAACGCTAATGTGACAAAGCCATATTTCCGCTCTATCTTTTTTGCGTAAATTGCGCGCGGCACTACAAAAAATCTTCCTTTTTCTTTTTCCGACTCGCGGAAAATAATGCTACGACGCAAAAATCCTGTTTTTGCAGGCGTAAAAAACTGCATTTCACTTTTAACGAGTTCGCCCCCTTCAGAAATAAATTTACTTAAGATCTGTGATTCAGCAGCTTTCACTTTTTCTAAAAGTTTTTCCATTTTTGTTGTGTCTGTTGTTATTTTTATATTCATCTAGCTTCGCCCCGATAAAAGTGGCTATCGATGTATTCCTGCAAATAAGTAATTCCAGTTTCCTCGAATGCTTTGGCTCCCACCGGATCTCGTCTTTCGCGGAAAAGCGATGCTGCTAAATTTTTGGAAGCTATTTTTATCATAGCGGGTACTGGGGTTAAAGGTACTGCTGTGTGATTAAAAAGTTTGTTGTCAATTCGCGCGTCTGCATCTGCGATACAACCGCTTATTTCTGTGTCCCATGTTGCTTCTGTAATACTTAAAATTTCTTTGACTTCAGCAACTGTTGAATATGCCATGGAAATCAAAAATAGATTAAGCTTATTTATTATTTAAGCTATTAGACACAAAAAATATATTTTAAAAGTTACTTTTCAGAATATATTTTCAGAATATATTTTAAAAATATAGAATGGAACCAAATTTTATATGCAACCAGCACGCCGCAACCAATACAACCAGCAATGTTGCGTTAATGCCGCCAGCATAGAAAAAAGTATTACTAACACAACCAGCACAACCAAACTATAAAATCAGTATGTTGAGAAGACAAAATTCTTAATTAAATAATATAGCTATTTTGTTAAAAAGTTTAACATTTTAATAATAGCGGCGGACAACAAAACTTAGGATAACATTTTCAAAAATTTTTTACCTTCTTCTGTTGTGCGGTAAACCCCCCGTTGAACTCGCTCAACAAACTTTTGTTTAAGCAAAAGCTTTAATGTTGTGTTAAATGCAGATGAACTTAGCTGTGTAAGCAGTTGCCAGTCTGTTCGCGTGATGGTTTTGTTTTCTAAGCATCGCAACATGTGTTGTAAAATTATTTTTCTGCGAGTTGAAATTTCGCGGGTCAAAGTAGTTTTACCTCCACAGGTTTTTGCGCGCTATGATATCCGCAGATTGGACAACGGTAGAGTATTCTCAGCGGATGTTCAATGTCTCCCCAAGATGCGCCTTCTGTTTTTATCGGTCCGTAAGTGGATGGACAAGTGTCAATGTGCGGAGTATAAGATGTCATTTCTGTCGCATAAGCTCCCTGTCCATGATCGTTTGGACAATGTTTATAGCATTTACAAACGGTGTAGTCAATGGGGCGCGGTCTCACGAGGATTTTTCCACAACGAGGACATGTACCTTTTGCATATCCAATTTTAATCATTAGCGGCCCACACCCAAAAGTTTACGCCGCGGAATAATAACGATTGGTACTACAGGCGTCAAAAAGGCAAAGCGCACATTAAATGGGCTTGCAGTTTTAGTCATGTAAACTAAACCTATTTTGTTTTCATAAGCCTTATAGTAACACGTTAAGCGGTCTGCACCCGTTAAAAGTTCAATACTTTCATCTATCCAGTCTACAAGCGGACCCCAAACTCCGGCGCTGTATTTTCGATAATAGATGTGTTCAGCGGTTAAGCCTGAGACTGTTGTTTTGGTTCCATAGAAACAATACAAAGTTTCTGCAGCTTCACCTAAACTTAAAACGGGAAAAGTTGTTTTTGTTGTTGCGGTATGTATAGTGGCGACAGCAGCCCAGACATCTGGCGTCCACTTTCTATGCCGAATGTCAAGAGTATAATAATCCAAATACACATAATGCACGGTGTCGCCGTCAGCAATCGCGCTGAATGCAACTTCGTGTCGAAGATATGTTGCGCCAATAATTTTCTCTGATCCCCAGCTTACGCCGTCCCAGTATTGACTCCACGGATCAAGTGTTCCGTATATAATCAGCATTTTACCGCCTGTTAAAGAGACTGGACAAACCTGTTTATTGGCTAAATCTTTAAATGTTGAAAGCTTACGAATAGCGCATAAGTGAAAAGCCCACGTGCCGTTATTTGCGTTTCCTTTGGCGACGTAGAAAAAAACATGATTTATGTTGTAGCGTCCGAATCCTATCCAGGGGTAGCCGTCGCTGTCAACTGCAATTGTCGGCTGATACATTATATCCGTGTTTAGCGTTAAATATGTGCTGGCAGCTTGAACGGCTATTTGCACTGCTCCGCCTGCGCCTGCAGTTGTTATCTCCCAAGCAAACTCAATGTACACGTATTCGCAGTCTGTGATTTTGGCGTTTCCAACAGCAGCGAGAACGTCGATGTTGATGTCTGTGTCAAACGTGTAGTTTACCGAATCGGCAGGAAAACTTAATGTGGCTGACGCCGTCCACGGACTTAACGCTACTGCTCCAGATAAGTCGGCGCTCGCTGCTTTCCACAGTCGAACATGCACTCTACCTGCGTGAGCAACGGCTGTGGGATTGCGAATTCTCACGCGCAAAACAAGTCTGCCGTCAAGCCAAGTTGTTCGGTGAGTGTTGACTGAACCGCTTGTCTGCCAACCCTTCAGTTGAATTGTGGGTGGCAGCGACGTGCCATACGGCACAGAAACAGTTTTTGTCGGAATAAAAATAAAGTAGTTTCCGGCTGCGTAAGTGCCTATGTCCACTCTTGTTGTCCAGTCATCCAGAAAACCAGGGGGGTTTTCTCGCCACTGGTACACGTCTCCGCTTATAACCGTAACGCTTGGGTATCTGCACGCTTCAACTGAGAGGGGCGTAACTGGCCCGTACATTCCCCAAACAACTGCTTTAGGCTCTCCGCCAACACCGGTAACCCATGTTATGGTGCCGTCTGCATTGGGCTTTCCTCGGTTGTAGTAAATTGTGCTGCCTGACCCCTCAGATGTGAAAGCGTAATGAACGTTGATGCCGTCAAAGAAAACACTGAAACGCCACCCTGCACCAGCGGGAATTGATGAAATTTTGGTGAAGTCAGACCATGTTACGCCGTCTATGCTGCTTTTAAACCCGAAGTATGTTCCATCAGTGTAGAAAACCCAGTGTCTCCCCGCTGCATCAAAACCTTTACGCTGATACGGATAGGAGGTTGCTGATACCGTTGTCGTTCCAACGGTGCTCGGATCGAAAGATGACATTCTAATAGTCACCTTCTTATTCGCTGTCATCATCCCAATAGCTTACATATCCATCCACGGCCACGGCAGCTGCCAAATTTAAGTTTAAAGCTTCTCCAATAGCGGTTGCGAAAAGAAAAGCCGGGGGCTGAACAGCTTGCGCATAGCCTTCGCCTTTGCCACCAAAGTTCATGTCGCCTGTTAAATCGGTTGTACCGCTTCGCCATTTGCAGTCGACGGCGGCGGAAACAACAAGCACTATACCGTATACTTTTATACGTTTGCCAGCTACAGCCGCCACTATGGCGTTGTCCCCGCTTACGGCATGATCTATTTTGGCGGTTTTAAAAGTTTTTGGAATGTCTACATTGACAGCTCCGATTTTTGCTGTACCCGCTGGTAGTGATGGTAGAGTTTTAACATCTATTTGTAAATCTTTTTCGGCGTCTAAATTCAAATCTGCAGGTTTAAGGCGAGTGCTTAACGCTACATCTAACTTAGCGTCAAAATCGGTTTTCATCAGATTTGACCGTGTACTCAGCGCTACATCCAGATTTGGATTGCTTATAGGATGAGGATTAAGCAAATTGTCAATGTTCCATGTTCCGCTTTTAGCTGCGGATACAACATCCGAGGATGTCAACACTCTGATATTACGGGCATCATATTTTGCGCCGGCGTGGCATAATTGAACAAACATCGGAGCCGACAGATTGTCCATTTTTGCCGAGATATCAGCTGTTTTTTCGTAAATTGCTTTGTAAGCTCTTTCGTATTGGCCCCACGGAATTTCGTTACTCATCTATCTCCCAACCATAAAAAAGAGATTATGGTTTCGGCTGAATTTCGCAGCCTCTTCAGGGGATTTTATCTGCTGCCTCTCTGCACTGCTTTAGTTCGAAGAATGCCAAGGCCTATACGCTCTGAGCCTATGACGCCATATACGTTTCTGCTGGGATCCTCGTAGGGTTTTGTAACAATGTCTCTGCGGAGAAGCATAACTGCAGCGGCGTTAATGTCAATAAAAAGACTTTTAGTTATAATACTTGATCTTACAAAGGTTACTCCAAGCGTTGTGTGTGTTATTACTCCTGGCTTAATTTGTTCAGGCTCAAGATACAACGAATTAATAAATTGATCAAGACGCATTAGTTCGCCATAGACGACTGGAGAAACAGCAATAATATTTGGGTGAAAATCTTGAGCTTCAACATGCGCAATATTGTCAGTGATGTTTGCCCAGGAAATAGGCGTAGCAATTGTTGTTTCAGAGCCCGCTGCTAAGCCTGCAGCAGGAATAGCATTATATGCGCCTATAACTTTTTCAGTTTCAAGCCGCGCTAACGCTCTGCCGATACCTTCAATTTGCCAGGCTAAAACGTCCCAGCCGGCATCTTCTACGAAACTTTCACTCCATTCCTGTTTTGCCTGCAAATTCAAGTCGGCTTTAACATCTTGAAACTCCATGCGCGCGCCGGTTCCTCTAGGCGGTCCTTCGCCAATCCATGCGTACGCACGAATATCTTTCGGGAATCTCTCTAGCGCGTTTTTGGTAGGAATTACTTTAGTTATTTCACGGCCGATTGTAGTGGGTTGAGCTGCTGCCCACACGACATCTTGCACGGCGCCTAAAGCGCCAGCTACATCACTGAATAATCCTTCTTTTAGTAATTTTTTGTATATTGGATTGTACTGCGCTTTTTGTTGTAAGTCATTCCACGCCGCTTCGCCTAGTTCTTTGTCCGTTAAAATAGCTTCTTTTAGCGCGTTCATTTTAATCACCATTATGCAAAACTGATAAAGACTAGCCCTACGTCGCCATCAGCGAATGTTTGTAATGCGCGACCAATTGCTATACCGCCTTCAACTGTCATAGATGGCTGCGCAGAAGTGCTCGTTACAGTTGTTGCTCCAGCAGGTATTGTTACGGTCACTACTGCTGCCTGCACTTTCCCTGCTGCGGCCGCTTTAATTTTACTCCCGCCTGTTATAGCGCCTGAAGCCGTCACTTTTACTATGCCGTTTAATAATATCGGAACAATGTCGCCAGCTACTCCTCCTTTTAATGCAACCCCAATGACGTTAGCAGCATTAGCGCCCGCCTGAATCACTGAATCCACATCGCCTGAAATTGGCGCAGAGCGAGCTACAACATCTCCTTTGGCAACTACATCCGCCAACTGGGCATCAATGACTGTCGCTTGTAATAAATCTAGGCATTCTCCTAATGCTAGTGCGGGAAACAAGTCTGCCATTTTGTTTGTCACCTTTATTTATTTTTCGTTTACCAAGTTCGTTCTTGGACAAACGGTCAGAAATGACTTTAAAGGTTTTCAACATCATGTTTCAATTTTTTAATGTTTTCAGTTAGCCGCTTAAATCCGCCTGTTTGCCCGTGACTATATACTACTTGCGGCGATGGAATGATGCTTTCAATCATGTTGACAATTTTTTCGCGTTTTTCGCTGCATTCTTTAAGTTGTTTCTCTAAATCCTGATTTTTAGCTTCTAACTCCACGATTTTTTTGCGAGCTTCAACAATTTCTTTTGCTTGTTCGCCTTCAGCTGGAGCTTCAGCCGGCGCTTCTAGTTTTTCCTTCAGAACTAGAACTGTCGGTTTTGGTGGTTCAACTTCAACAGCGCATTCTGTGTTTGGACATCGCCAATTGTTGCCTTGCCACTCATCGTATGAAAAAGTTTTGTTGCAATTTGGACATTGATAAATTTCGGCTTCTTTCAGCGGCTTAATGTTTTGTTCTATGCTCTCTTTGATTGTTTTTTGTAGCAGCTGTTTAAACTCTTCTTCTTTCATACTACATATTCCTCCATTTTTTCTGATTTTGTCTCGGGTCCCGCGCCCGTGACTGCTTCTTTCATTTCTGACTCTTCTTTCTGCATGAGTGAATGTACGTGAATTATAAAAGGTTCCTCAATGAGTTGTTCTATTTCAGTAACTTTAAACTTCTGGAGTGCGGGGTTATACTGTGGATTATCTTTTAACCACGATTCAATTTTGTTTTCGTTCCAACCTTTGATTTTGGGGAATTT